CAGGGTCAGTAACAGGTAATGTCACAGGTAATGTCACAGGTAATGTCACAGGTGATGTCACAGGTAATGTCACTGGTAATGTCACAGGTAATGTCACAGGCGATTTAAAAGGATCAGTATTTGCTGATGATAGCACTGTATTAGTCGATGGTCCTGCTGGAGTGTTACGAGGTCAACTAATTGGTTCAGTGGCCGGTAATGTCACTGGAACAATAACTACTGATTCTATAATTAAGTCAGGTACCACTGGAGTTGGTACTATCGGTCAGTTCGCAAATAAGTGGGGTATTGTCTACTCCACCACATTTGCCGGAGACTTAACAGGTAATGTCACTGGTAATGTCACTGGTAATGTCACTGGTAATGTCACTGGTAATGTCGCTGGTAATGTCACTGGTAATGTCACTGGTGATGTGATAGGAAATTCTACAGGATTTCATTTAGGTGACGTGAGAGGTTCTGTGGTCGCAGACGACTCTACTATGTTGGTAGATGGCGTTTCTGGTAGAATTGTAGGACCTGTGACTGGAAATTCCATTACTTCTTCCGGTGCTACCGTTCTTAACACTACATCAAAGACTGCTACATTAGCACAGATAAATTTAGAGGGCACCGGTCTGCTATTTGGTACCACAATGACTGTGTTAACGTCATTGAATAATTTTCTTACAGAATCATATAGTGCTGGCGGTGATCCTTTTGTTAATATCTATAGCGGTCATGGATCTGCAGCAGGCACAGGCGAAGTATCACTAACACGAAGCAGAGGTACTTTGATATCTCCTTCCGCTGTTCAAAACAACGACGAATTAGGACATTTTGTCTTTACCGGTCACGACGGATCTAACTTTTCATCATCTAGTAGAATTATATGTTATGTAGACGGTGCAGTAAGCACAGCTACTATACCGTCGAGAATTGCGTTCAGCGTCACTAACAGCACAGGAACAGAAGCTACTAAACTAACTATTAAGAGTTCGGCAGTAGAATTTGCAGTACCTCCTAAACTTCCAGTAGTTGCAAATGACACAGCTCGTACAGCGTTAGTGGCATCTCCGTCTGCAGGAATGTTAATCTTTATGCAGAGCGGAACAGCTCCAGCAGCCACAAATGTAGTTCAGGTGTATGACGGCAGTAACTGGGTTAATTTACATTAAACACTGACATATCTTTAATAAAATAAGGCATGGTTTGTAATAGATCATGCCTTTCTTTACTTTTAGGTATGCATAGACCGCAGCCACAAAGATCGTTAGGGCATTGTATTATAGGCATTTGTTTGCTTACTAATCTGTCTCGAAGATCTGTTATCACAGACTCCCATTCTGAAGTTTTTCCTATAGAACCTCTGGTACTGTCTAGTTTGGCCTGACAGGTTTGATGATGATATATCAATTCATTCTGTTGATCGATATGTAAAAAATACCAATTCACTGCACAACTCCATTCTTTGAAGTTTCTGTAATTAACTGATTTAGTTATTTCTTCTGTGTCACCATTGCAAACCTTAAAGCTTCTCCCACCGCAACACGGCCTGTGTAACGGCCCGACGTCGATATTCCAAAAATCTTTAAGCCAATCTTTTTGTTCTTGAGTATATAGATGTCCCTGACTGAACGGACTGGTGGGATTTTCTCCTATTAATCTAGGAATGAAATTAACATTATTTTCTTTTAACCAATCACATAGCTCTTTACACTCATCAAAAAAATTAAAATGAAACATAACATTAACTTTCATTTTAATTCCATTGTTTTTAAATTGTATAATCCTTTCTTTTACCTGTTTTTTGAGTTTAGAATCCGCTTCAGCATGATAACTTATTGTTACGTGATCGTAGTTCTTAATTATTCCATCTGCTATCTTAGAAGACATTGCACCATTAGTTGTAACATCTAACCAAAGATTGATATCCTTATCAAGTTTTTCTATTTTTTTAAAATTAACATATTCTGAAAATTCTAAAAAGTGTGGATTTACAGTTGGCTCGCCTCCTGTAAAACTTAAATGATATTGTTTATTGACTTTGTACTGAGATAGAAGATTGATATATTCAAAAACAAAATCTGCATTACTTTTCAAACTATCTAAACTTGCATGAGGACTAAAATTGTCGTGCCGGTGGCCGGGGCAATAACTACAATCATAATTACATCTACGCCCCATATCCCAGGTTATTACAAATGAATCTTGGTTGACAGGTTTTATTGAAAAGAATTTAGTCATTGTTTACTCTAAGTATAAATTGATCTTTTGGTTTTGAAAATCCAGTCTTTCCACACACCCGAGCACAGGTGTATAATTTTTTCGAAGACCAATATTCTTCCCAGATACGTTGCCATCTATCATCGTTTATAATTTCTTTTATAGAATATTTTAAAGCTGACAATCTTTCTATACCACCCAATGCATTTGTTAAATCGTAGTATTGTTCTAAAGTTTTATCATAAAAATTATTAACATAAGTCTGTACAATATCTAAATGGGTATTCTTTGGTGAATAATTATAGGGTGCCGAAGCTAGAAAACAGCAAGGAAATACGTTCTTATGAGCATCGATGTAGATTTCTTTTGCATCTAAAACATAACAATTTATTTCGCTTTGCTTTAAAATTTTTTCGTAATTAATTATACTATCTGCATTTATTAAAGAAACTTTATTATCAGTTGGAGGTTCGAGATAATAAATGGTATCTCCTTTTTCATCGACTACATTAAATCGATCGCTGCCGACGAATCTGGTTGTATTTTTTACTGTGAATCTTTTGAATCCTATTTTTTTACTGCGCAGTTCTGCTTCCGATGCTTGATGTTCATTGTGTTTAAATTTAATAAATGCCCAGTCGGCGATTCCGCCTTCCTCAATGAATGCTCTAGCATTGTTTATAACGTTCTCGTAGGTTGTTCCTATTCTATATATGTGATGAGTATCTTCTAACCCGTCAATGGCAAAGACAACTGTATGATTTATAGGTAGGCAATGAAACAATTCCTTCCACCAAGAAGTTGTTCTAGCCCCACCATTTGTATGAATTCTTACTTCAATGTTCGGCGCATTATCTTTAATAAATGAACACATACGAAGCAGATCATTGTTCATTATAGGATCACCAAAATTACCACAAAAATACACTAATCGTATCTGTGATAATGTTTCTGAATCAAATATTTTTTCAAAATCGTCAAATGTCCAATCGGCAATTTTTAAATTTTCATTGGTCATGCCTCCGTGATACTTGCGAGGACACATTGGACAAGATGCCTGACATCTATTACTGATTTCTAAATGCACTGTGTTGAGTTCTTTAAATTGAAACATAGCCTATGATCATGAATCTTTTATATAGAGAAAGATCTAATTCTCCAGAATATAATATATAATTTAAACCGCTTTGTTGTTTAAATTCTTCAAGGTTATTAGATATTCTTACGTGTTCAGCAATATTGTAATTATTACTTTGTAACACTATCAATGAACTATCAGGAATGTTCGCCAACCATAAATCGTGTTGCTCTTGGGTGATATGTTCACAACTCGTATTGATAACAACATCAGCTTGACTTTTTTCGTTACACATATCAGCAGTCACAGCATTAAATCGACCTTGCATCTCTTCTTTTTTATTCATAGTTGCTGCGATAGATTCGCAGGAAGGATCAATGTCAATACTACGAATAGTAGTAACTGGTATATCGCTTTGAAATAACATACTGGCTAGAACCCCTACCCAGCCGCCGTAGATATCAAAACTGCTTTCGAAATGTACATAATTTTTAAGATGATCTATCAACCACTCTTTGCTGTTCATCTGGCCTTGCCAAAAAGCATCAAGGGTTCTTTTTGGATCCGAGCTTTCTCTTATAGCACACATCCAATAGTGTAAATGTTCTGTATCAATTTTCATATATAGGTATAATTTTTTTCGGAGCTTCTTTCCATTTTGTTAATACAGCTTCTCCGGCACAAGAACATATATTCCTTTCACAAACTACTGGCTGTAATACAGGATTAAATTTCTCTGGAAGATCAGGATCATTGATGTTAAAGTAATTGTCAATGCCATATAGTTTGGCTTTACAGGTTCCTGTAATCTCTCCTTTTCTATTAATAGAAATCCAATTAATTCCAATAGTACATTTCCAACCGAGAAATTTGTTTAATTTTCTTAAAATAAAATATTGATCAGTTCTTGTTTTTTCTTTTGTACCGTCGTCGAAAATTGCCGTGTATGTAGGCAACATAGCAAATTCGATAAAATATTTTATAATATGCTTCAACGAGGGTAGTCGTTTACGAGTAGTTTTTAAGTATTTTAATTGTTCTTCATCATAATCTACAACACCATCGATGTTTATTGGCTTAGCCATTACCGTAAACTTTTTCTTCGTTGAAGTGAGTTTATCAATCATTGACCGACATTTGTCCCAAGCATCACGATCCATTAATACCGTTGTGATTACCAAAACATTTTTATCTAATAAAATTTCAGCTACTTGTTGAACATGGTCCAAGTCTACTCTTTCGTGATGAACACTTATACTAACCATACTAAAATAGTGACCATATTCTTTCCACCATCTAACGGTCCTAGAACCGTTAGTTTGTACAGTGATATTGAGTTTTTTCTTTTTTCTATCAAACTTAGTATTTTCAATAAGATACTGTGTTAGTTCTCCCAGATGCTTCCACAATGTAGGTTCGCCACCTAGATAATTTAATTGAATGCTATCAATGTCGTTTTCAAAATAAAACTCTATTATCCTGGATAAATTTTTCTTCACTATGTTTAGTTCTGGCCAAGGAGAGTCTCCGTCATTACATCCTGGAAAACAATACCAACATTTGTAATTACAAATATTGCTGAGCTCGTACTGAATTTTTAAAGTCTTTGATCCGCTGTTTTTTATTTCTATTAGCTGTTTCATAGCAAATGACCCAATTCTGGAAAAATTCTTTTAGCGTCTGTATTACGAATCGAGTCTAAATTTTTAACATATTCTTTAAAGTCTGGAACTAGATGACTATGATCTTCTGCTTCTACAAACTTTAGAATACTTTCCCAACGATTCCATCCATTAGGGTTATGTTTCCAGAAGTCATCATCCTGGCGATAGTTATCCCATAACCACTGTTTAAATTCTATAAAATCTTTTCGTAATTGTTCTTTATCGGCTTTAGGGAGAATACGTGCAGAGAGAAAAGTAGGAATATACAACATATGCATATTCAGTATCCCACCTCCTGCTTCAATATCAAACACTTCGAATAAATTTATCTTCTTAAATTTTTTCAATATCTTCCATTTAGCAAAATCTATAATATGTTTGATATTGAATATTTGAACTGCACAGGCAATACCTACTTTGATATTATCTGGAGTATTATCTAATTTCATTAGAGCAGATTCGGTTTCCTGCCAACTTACCGGATATCTAATATAATGATTTCGATCTTCAAGAGCATCTATGCTAAATGCGAATCTAACTTCTTTGAATTTTGACCAAATGTTAATAATATTATCATCTACTAACACGCCGTTTGAATTGTATCGAACTGTGATATTGTCGGCATATCCTCGACGAATGATCTCTTCTAAAAAATTCTTGTGTTCTTTAATCATTAAAGGTTCGCCACCTGCAAAATACAGTTGACGAATGTTAGGAATTTGATCGAATATTTCTTTCCATAGTTCTGGTTTTTCGTACCAATAATTGTCAAACGAATTCTTATCCCAAGACATCTGATGCAAAACGATCTTACTCTCTGTAGATTTTATCAATTGATCGTGATCTTGTACCCATCTACTACTGTCGTGTGGACTGCACATAACGCACTTTAAATTACAAGTGTGACCTAATCGTAGATCTAGGTATCTGATTATAGGCGGAACCTCTCCATCCCGGGTTGTTTCTTTTACTAATTGATCTATTTCTAATTTTTCTTCACTCCAATAATATGTTTCCCAAATCCTTTTGCTGACAATACCTTTAGATTCTTCTTCGAAGCATTTAAAACAGCTCGATGGAATATTACCATCCAGCATGGTAGTTCTAACTGTTCGCATGTACTGGTTGTTCCATGCACTCTGCAGAGTCTCTTTACCAAAGTTTGCAGCAATTCCATCTTCTTTCTTTACTAGGCCTGCATCCATGATACCGTTAGTGGCCTGACTGGCATTAGATCCACAGCACAATCTTGCATCGCCATTAGGACGAGTAGCTACGTGAATCCACGGAAGGACGCAGAAAGTCTTAGTGCCTGTTTTCTGTTCTACAATTTCTATAAACTTTTTAACTTTTTCAGACACGACCAAATCCCCATTGTCTTTCTTCGCACCACCAACATTGGCCGCAGTGGTCGTAGTACTCTAATTTTCCTGCTTGTTCGCAACTACGTGTTACAGGAAACAGGGCTTCCATTAAATTTAATTGTTTGTAAATATCTGCAATTGTTTTTTTATCTTTGTTTACAAAAGGTCTTCTTAAGAATCCGTTGTGATCAACTTCATTTTTGATCACAGTAGGATCTCGTTCCTCGGTACTAGGAGAAGCAAATACTACATCGCTAGGGGGGTTAGCAGTTACTCCAAAGAACACACAACTGATTGTTTTAGACTTTAGATATTCTCGTTGGGTGTCAAACAAACTGCTTTCAGTTTGATCTTCTGAATAATAAGAATGATGTATTACGTTGATGTTATCAGTTAATTGAATACAACGTTCTATTACTCTAGGAACAACAACAGCATTAGCTCTGCCTTTTTTATTATTTGAAAGAGTAAAAATATGAATAGGATCTTTAGTATGTTTCATTAAGATGTAGAGAAGGAGAGAACTATCTGTTCCTCCGGAACAACTAATACCTACTGGCCCTGTTGGGATTTCGATTACTGTGTTATTTGCCAACTCTATTCTTTTCATTTATGTTTAGGTATCTTACTGTCAGCAGAACTAACACAACTTGGTGTAATACATTTAGCAGGGGCTTTAAACAATTCAAACCCGTCTGTTAAGGTTCCAAGAATAGCATCGTGACAGCTATAAGATCTTTTTACTTCATTACTTCTTATAATAACACTTTGGTACCCGGAATTACAATGCCACCCTTTAAACTTATTAAAGTCGAACGCATTAAATCGTTCTGCTTGATCAAACAGGTATTCTTGATTATTGTGATCATAGAGAGATATTTGATATATTTCTTCTCCGGCGGCCTGCTGAGGAAACCCCATTTGCATTAGATGAATCATCTCTTCTGTATATCCTTCTATCACCCGACTGGCTGTAGAATCACTTTGAGGTTTCAGTGTTATATTAATACCTCGTTTGTGTAATCGTTCGCAGCGTTCATAGAGCTCATAAAATTTTTCTGGCACCATTACTTGATTGATTGTAACGTATACGTTATCATACATAAGCTGAAGACACTTATCACCAAATTCTTGTTCTTTGGCAAATTCTGAATGATAACTTGCTGTTATACTTCTTCTCTGTAAATTAGAAGTAACGTTTGACCAATTATTCCACCATTTACTACCAGGACTTAGATTAGTAGTCATATGTATACTTTGATACGGACTTTCTAAATCATTTTCTAAATGCTTTATTAGATCTAATAATTGTTTATAGGCCGTTGGTTCCCCGCCGCTGAAGCTCCAATGAAATTCCGTAAAGCCATTCTGTCTTGCTTGTCTTTTAATTTCGTCTACTGTATTTTTATAGATGTCTAATGATTGATAATCGATTCTATCCGATCTTGCATATGGCCAGCAATATGAACAACTATAATTACAAAATCTTCCTAGTATCCAACTTGTAGAAAATAAAGGTCGGACCAACATTGTTCTTTGGCCGAATCTGGTTATATTTTGAAATGGTATATTTTGAAAATCGTGCATAATTAACTGCTATTATTTACTCTATTAGCTATTGTTTTTTACAAATTAAGGTTATATAATATACTTGTGGTCGTCAGTGGAATTGGTAGACCTCCGGTCCGTTGAGAAACGCACTTGGGAACAGGGCACCGTCTTAGACACCGCCTTTGTAGGTTCGAATCCTACCGGCCACACCAAATTCTATAATAAGTAGAATACTACTAACTAAAAGGAAATTATATGTCAAACACAGTAGAACAACTAAAAGCAGACTTCGAAGCATTTTTGGCTGAAGACGCAAAGTTCACAGCAGGTAACGGTGCAGCCGGTACTCGCGCTCGTAAAGCTCTACAAGAAGTTGCCAAGGGCGTAAAAGCTCGCCGCAATGAAATCACAGCAGAAAAGAACGCCCGTAAAGAAGCCAAGGCCTAATCATGAACGACAAGGATAATATTATCCTTGGTGGAAGTGAGTTTGACAGCATCACAGTCACAGATACAGTAACATTAGATCTCGATTTTGGTGCTGCCGAACCTGCTCTTTCGACCGTAGGCATAGACACAATTACACTCGACGACATTAATATGTCTAGTAGTATAACAATACCATCTAGTTCTTATGTAATAAGTGGTGCTGCTGGCAGTGGCGGTTATAGCTATTCGAACAATGGTTATAATTGGACTACTACTGCTCCAACCACAGTTAATATAGACACCAACGGTGTTAATATTAAAGAAGGCGGAGATCTCAAGATTGGTAATGCTAGTCTTAAAGATTTTATGACGAAAATGGAACAGAGATTGGCTATTCTTGTTCCCGACCCAGAAAAACTTGAAAAGTTCGAAGCACTCAAAAAAGCCTACGAACATTACAAAACAATGGAATCACTATGTTTCCCAGATGAGAAAGACGAAGAAGAATGAATGTTAAACTTGTATCCTATTCACAACCAACAGCAGAATTCGCAGGTCTCGGAGTCGACGATGCACAGGAACTCATCGCGTATTGCGCCCGTGTCAGCAATCCATCAAACCAACTCAATACAGAGACATCAGAGAAGCTTATTCGATATCTTGTTAAACACGCACACTGGAGTCCCTTGGAGATGGTTTCGGCCTGTGTCGAAATTACCACAACCAGAGACATCGCAAGGCAAATTCTACGACATAGAAGCTTCTCCTTCCAAGAGTTTAGTCAACGATACGCTGACCCTACAAAGGATCTTAACTTCATCACTAGAGAAGCAAGGTTGCAGGACACCAAAAACAGACAGAATTCTGTCGAATTGGACATGGCAGACCCTGAGCAGAGAGAGCTTGCACGTCTATGGGAAGAAAAACAACAGGCTGTTATTAGAACCTCTCGTGAAGCCTACACTTGGGCTGTCTCGAATGGCATAGCCAAAGAACAGGCTCGTGCTGTTCTTCCAGAAGGTAATACAGAAAGTCGTGTATATATGAACGGAACTATTCGTTCGTGGGTACATTTTATTGAACTACGATCTGGAAACGGTACACAAAAAGAGCATCAGTTAGTAGCATTGGCCTGTGCTAAAGCTATTGCTGCCATCTTTCCGATGACTGAAAGTTTAATTAATAATGGATGAAGAAGTCAAACAGTTCTGCGAAAACTACGAAGTCCGTGTCCTAAACGATCAAAAGCGTAGGGCACGATATCATCCTCCTAGATTTTTTACAGATCCGGAACGTGCTGATATCATCCGTAACGATATTGTAGAATACGAAACCGAAAAGGTTATCACTTTGGAAATACCTGAAAGCAGATTAAGAACTTTAATCGAGATGGAAAGGCGTTTCTATAAATGGCAACACCACACTAAAGCAGAAGTTGATATGTTTCAAACATTAATGGATAAAGAACGTGAGGAATCATTCTATCGAAATACCAATTCTGCCGTCCAGAAAGCCTACGAACAATATTCTATAATGTTAAATATGGCCGGATATCAAGGAAAATTTTAATGACAATAACACAAATATTATTAGCCAATATAGCATTTTTAATTTTAATAGGTGCAGTCTATACTCATTCGAACTGGGGCAAGATCAAAGAATGCTACGGAATGTGGTTTACTCGTGAATACTGGACAGATTATAATACTGTGGAGTTTCTTTCTTGGTTCGCCAAGGCCACTATTATTGTTCCTGGTTTGATCTTTGGCGTAACGTTATGGTGGTTATTTTTCTTAACATTGTTTACTAGTCTTACGCTAATATGGGCTAGTAACAAAAAACTACTTCCGACCCTGGTAGGATTTAATACTATATGGGTCTGGATTAGTTGTATGGTATTAGCACAGCATCTTGTGAGATATTAAATGAAAAACATTTATGTAATAGGCGGTGGAACTGCTGGTTGGTTCACTGCATTGTTAGTGAAAAAATTTCATCCAGGGCATAATGTTACACTAATTGAAAGTTCCGATATTGGAATTTTAGGAGCAGGTGAAGGATCTGTTCCGTTTATAACAAATGTTCTAGATATGCTAGACATTCCAATACCAGATCTTATAAGAGAATGCAAGGCTACTTTTAAACTAGGTATTAACTTTGTAAATTGGAACGGTGATGGTAAATCATATTTTCATAGTTTCATTTATAAGGATGAAATTCACAATCCTATACCAGTAGATCAAAATCTTATAGATAAGCTTCTTTCTTTACAGATAGCTATAGCCAATGGTCACGAACCAGAAGAACTTTCTGTATATGAAAAAATGGCGAAAGAAAATGTTATTCCTTTCACCTGGTCCGATAAAAATTCTACTCTCGATTCATTACCGTTAAATCATCATGGACAGTTTTCTTTACACTTCGATGCAAGACTGTTTGCGGTTTATTTGGCTAAGATAGCGAAACAGAGAGGCATTAATAGAATAGATGCAAAAGTTAAGAATTTTGAAGGACAAGAAATTATTAACTCTATAATTCTCGAAGATGAAACAAAACTAGACTGCGATTTTGTATTTGACTGTTCCGGATTCGCAAGATTAGTTATCGGGAAACATCATAATGTGAAATGGCTCAGTTATATGAATACGTGTGGATTAGATAGAGCCATGCCATTTTTTATAGATCACGATAATGATATTTCCCCTGTAACTGATGCATTTTGTATGAAAAATGGATGGATATGGCGAATTCCTGTATTAGGAAGGTACGGATGCGGTTATGTTTATAATTCTAAATATTGTACAGAAGAAGAAGCTTTGGCAGAGGCAGAAGAATTTTTCGGGATGAAATTAACTTATCCAAAAGTTTTTAAGTTTGAAGCAGGAACTTTTGAAAAAACAGCAGTCGGAAATTCTATGGCTGTGGGGCTTTCTCAAGGATTTTTAGAGCCGTTAGAAGCAACTAATATATGGGTAAGTGCTTTGAATGTCATAGACTTTTTAAATTGCGATGGGTTAAATCGCCGAGAACAAGAGTTTATAGATGATTTTAACGATCGATGTTTGACTAGAAATACCAATATCTTAGAATTCGTTTATTTGCACTATATGACAAAAAGAGACGATTCTCAATTTTGGAGAGACTTTCAAAAAAATTATCCCCCTCCCGAAAGATTAAAAACTATTCTAGAACAATTACATTCTGGACAGAGTCCAGAAATCGATTTCAGTATGTTTTCCGATAGAAGTTGGATGCAGGTCTTACACGGATTAAGATTAGTAGATTTAACCAAATATTATGATCTTATGAAAGACTACTACGTGCCTTATATATTAACATCTCCAACACACGTTCAAACAAATGATTTTGTTTCTCACAGAGAAATTTTAGATCATTTTGGTAACTTTTCAGTGTCAAATTCAAATTGAATCATTTTTGAATCATCTTGACAGGTTTTTAGAAATCTTGTATAATTAAAGTGTTCGACAGAAAGAATATTATATGAGAAACTACTGGACTTGTTCAAAATTCGCAGATTGGATCCGTGGCACTACCAAACTAAAGTGTGGCACAGGAAAAGAATGGGCGGAATGGGAAAAGGCTGCAAAGGCCAAGTATCCAATCCGTTGGTGGATCGCTGAGGAAGGTTTGGACAAAATTCAAGATGTTTGGTGTTATATCCCCGAAAGGATCAACGATGTACGCTACTATATCAACAATCGCTGGATCACTAAAACCCACGCTCTTACTGCTCATCCAAGCGATATTCCTCGCGGCCAGTGGCGTGATGTTGGCAACCGTTTTCTTCCATGTCTTTTTAATGAGCTTGTCGATTTTGTTGAAGTAGAACAAGCATGGCATACCTGTATGTGGGACGAAGAAGCCCGTAAAAAATATGCTCCACCTTGGTGGCGCAGTGGTTGGCTACGTTGGAGAACTTGGCGCTGTCCAGAAGCAGGCATCGACTATCTAAAGTGGGCAATGACTCTTACCAATGCAGAATTCATCGAAGAAGGCGAAACTCCCGAACCTACTTACCAAGCTAAGGCTGCTAAGGAAATTCTAGAGCTTTACACTTGGTGGAAAGAAGTCTATCCAAATCGTCCAGATGTACACGATGCCAGCGGTTGGTCGACCTACTGTGATATGCGTAGAGCCAAAGGTTATCATCTTCTCGATATGGAAGATAAAAGCGAGGATGAGGTAGCGATGCGTGACAAAGCTCTAGCTAAGAGTCAAGAAATTGAAAAAGCCTACAACGATGAAGACGAAGCTATGATGATTCGTCTTATCAAAATTCGCGAATCACTTTGGACCTAATATGAGCTTAGACGAAAAATTTGGACACAGCACTGAAGATCTTTATGTAAAGTATCTTCAATTTACTGGAGTAATGCTAGAAGATTACGATGCTATGGAAATAGCCGCTGTTATGGCTACTCAATCTTTAAGCTTATACAGAACTTGTATGAGCGAAGAAGATTACCAACTTATGGTAAAAAGCATCTATGATAGCAGACATGAGGTTAAAACATTCTAATGAAAGCAGAAAAACCAGCACAAGGTGTTATGATGACCGGGGATTATGGAAACTCAAAATTCTACAAAGTAGTCTGCGGTTGCGGACAGCCAGATCATGATTTGGATTTTGAGGTAGCAGCTGAAGAAACTGGTGTCAGCGTTAATACCTATGTTCGTGCCAAAACTGACTATTGGACAGAATCTGTAAAGAAACGCTACGACATTGACACAATATGGATGCAGGAATGGGATTGGTTTTGGAAAGATATTTGGAACGGACTTGTAACTCGCATTAAACTGACTTGGACTGTTTGGACCAAAGGTTATGTACAATGCGAAACCACCATTGCTATGAGCGAGCAACAGGCTCTTAACTACGCAGAAACTATTAAATCCGCAATTCAAGATGTCAAAGATTTCAAAAAGCCCTGAACGACATTCTTTCCAAAAGGAAGGTTATGTCAAGCGTCAGGCAGAAAAAGGCGAACCCGCCAACGACGATTATCTAGATTTCTTTGAAAAGATAATCAACGATCACAAAAACAAGTTCAGCGATCCCCAAAGCCGTGAAAACAATATGGAATACGATCTCCTAACCACTGATTGGATTTTGGAGAAAGTTCGCACCAGGGATGACTATGCCCAAAACTTATATGCGGCAATGTGCAATAATGACTTCATTCGTTTTGAAGTTGTTCCTATACTACGACAGGATCCTGAAAAAGATTTTTGGAGTTGCTCTTGGCGATCGGCTGGCGGCATAATCGCAGATATGCAAGAAAAGGGCGACTATATTGATTGGTACTGTTCTGGTATTCGAGATATCGGAGTCTATGCTCCTGAAAACGAAACCGTAGAACTCACCGACGAGCAAAAAGCTCGAATGGCAGTAGTAGAGAAATATGTGCCGGAAGGCCGTATCACCGACGAGATCCGGAATGATCTCCAACGTCTTGGCTGGGCAGTGACGCCCGGTGGAGATTGGGAAAACTTTTAACTTTAGGAGATTAATAACATATCATGACCTGGGAACTTTACGAGGTCTGGGCCGAGGATTTGGACGGCCACGAAGAGCTAGTTGATACTACCAAAAGCCATAAAGAAGCCAAGGCTTTGGCAAAAAAGGCACTGAACGAAGGTGCCCAAGAAGTTTGGATCTGCCGCGAAACTGGCGACGGAGACTTCGACGAAATTGAACGGTTGACAGCATGAAAGATTGGTGCTATAATATACACATACTGTTAACTAATAGGAGCAATTGAATGGCAAAGGCAGCAGTTAAAACTCGTGTTACTAAAAAACAAGTAATTGAACATCGAGCCAAAGCTCAAAAGGATCTTAGCCCAAAGTGGGACGGTCACGAGACTTGGACTGCGGATCAGTTTTCGCGACACTTCCGAATCGCTATGGAATATTATCGTGTAGAATTCAACGGTCGCGATCTCAAGCCTAAGGTCATCAATTGGATGGGTGCTAACGGTTATACCAAAGACCAAATTAAGGCATTTAAAGACACTAAAGACTTTCGTTGTAATGGTACAATGGGGGCGATCGCAGCCAATCTGCTTCGTGGTATGCCCGCTGTTCGTGCAGACTTCAACGAAGGACGTAATACTGCACAATGGTTAGGATCGCAGATTTCTAAGATTATCGAAGAAGGCAAAGACGATTACGAACCAGAAGAACCTGCAGATGATAAGCCTGCTGTTCCTCAGATGTCTATCCAGGATCGTGTTCGCGAAGCCACTTTTGGTATGACTGAAGAAATCGAAGATGCTATCGAGTCCTTTGTAAAAGATCCAGAAGCATTTGATCCCAAAGCATTCAAGATGCTGAGTCTACTGCGTGGAAAACAGGTCAAGGCTGCTCACGCTCGTATTATCAAAGATTTTTACCAGCGTCAGTACAATGAATATCTTGAATTGCAGGAAGGTAAATGCGATCAACTCAAAGAGGGCTATAGCCATTTGACTAAAGCTCAGGTTAAGAAGATCGTTGCGTTCTACCAAGAAATCCTTTCAGCCTGCGATATGTTGATGCAGGAAGCTAAAATTAACCGTAAGCCTCGTGCTAAGAAATCTAAGCCCGTTGAAAAGATCGTTGAAAAACTCAAGTATTTGAAGCAAGACGACAAGCTCAAACTGGTCAGTATCAGTCCTACAGATATTGTAGGTGCTAAAGAACTTTGGGTATTCAATATCAAGACTCGCAAGTTGGGCAAGTATGTCACAAGCGAGTTCAGTGAGCTAGGCGTTAAGGGCACTAGCATTACAGGATTTGACGAAGTTAAATCCGTGCAAAAGACCCTGCGTAAGCCCGAAGAGCAGCTCAAAGAGTTTAAGGCTGCGGGCAAAGTAGTTCTGCGCAAGTTCCTCGAGGACATTAAAGCAGTAGATATTAAGCTCAACGGACGCATTAACGAAGATACTATCCTACTAAAAACTTCGTAATACGAATCGAGGTCTGTCATAGTTCTAAATAAATACTAGACTATGACAGACCAAAACAACCTAGATAAAGCTATTGCTTACCTTGGAACAGCTCTAAAAGACCTGGCCAATAATACTAAACCTGTTTTTGATTTTAATGATATCGTTAAATCAATACCAAAAAGAGGATTAAGTGGGGATCACATAACAGGCGGGACAATAACTGCATTCTCTAGCCTAGGAATTAAAGATGAAGCCACTGGTACTAAACTTGTAATAAACAACGATGGTATTAAAATTGATGTTCTTACTGTAGACAAATTACAAGGTAACCTCAATGTTTCCGAAAACATAACAGCTAAAAATCTAACCATTAGCGGTCATCTAAAAGCAGCAACGATCGAAGTAACTGAAATTTTATCGGATACTAGGATTGAAAGATCTGCATCTTTAGAATTTAAAAAAACCGAAACTGAATCTTTAGAAAACAAAGGACTTTGGTGGATCGGAGAAGGATATGCTAAACAGTTTGTTTATAAATCGTATCCTGATAGATTCTTCAGTACGGAAATAGTCGACATTCACAAGGACAAGCACTATGCCATTAACGGTGTTCCTGTGCTAACCTCTAATGAATTAGGTAATTCCGTAACTAAGAGTTCTCTTAGAGAGCTTGGTAGATTAAAAGGTTTAATAGTAGACGGTGATGTAATAATCGATCAATACATTGTCTATAGTTCTAACACTAATAGACTAGGTCTCGGCACCGAAGAGCCCAATGCTGCATTTTCTGTAATGGAAGATGGTGTTGAAGTATTGTTAGGCACTAAAGATCAAACCAGAGGTATTGTAGGCACTTACGCTAGCCTACCATTCGATATTGTTACAGACAATACAGCTAGAATCACCGTACAACCGAACGGTGATATTATTCTCGGAAACCAAAATCAATTTCCGAGCAAAGTTTTTGTTCACGGTAAATTGTCTATCGGTGCTAAGAATCCCGACGAACGTGCTGCATTACACGTTCAAGGATCTATAAAATTTGACGATAGATTACATCAATATGGTGAAAGATTTCCTAGCAGCGGTAATTACAATAAAGGTGACATCGTTTGGAATACAGAACCAAGACCCGGATCCTATATCGGATGGGTATGCATTTCTGCAGGATCTCCAGGAATATGGTTACCATTCGGTGACATCAAACCTACACTGTGAATTCGGTAGTAGTTTTAGGTAACGGCGAAAGCAGAGCAGCCGTTGACATTCATCATCTTAAAAAAATATATCCGTTAGTTGGCTGCAACGCTATACATAGAGATATCGTTGTTGATCATCTCATCTGTTGTGATCACCGAATGGTATTTGAATCTCTAGAAAACAAAAATAATACATCAACTAAAATATACGTGAGAGAACGATCCTATAGATCATTTAAAAAAATTCAAAAAAACAAAAATGTATATCAGTTACCCGCAGTGCCGACAACAGGGTCAATCAAACGAGATAATCCGGAACATTGGGGCAGCGGTCCTTACGCAGTATTAGTGGCCAGCTTGTTAGACCAAGATCAAATTTATCTGGTAGGATTCGATCTTTACCCAAGCAATAACAAATTCAATAATATCTACAAAGGGACAAAAAATTACAATAGCATCGACTCTGCTCCTGTAGATCCCAGTTATTGGATTTATCAGGTGTCCGAAACTTTTAAACGATATGATCATAAACGATATATCATTGTTAATTACAAAGATTGGAAAATTCCTAAAGAATGGCAACTAGAGAATGTGTCATTTCTCGAAATGGAAAATTTTAAAAAAAATATTCAGAGCCTTGATCTATAACTAAATATCGTGTATTATATACACATAGAGGACTTCAATGACTTTCAACCCTCTTTAAATATTCTGCAAGTCATCAAACTTACTCGCTTATTTTTACAGGAGGCAAGAGATGGCGAAATATCTTTCAACAAAAAC